AAGGGTAAGTCGGCAGCGTTTCTGGACACCGGCCTTGGCAAGTCGTTTATCGAATTGGAATTTGCCCGCCAGTGTTCCGAGGAAACCGGCAAGCCTTCGCTGATTTTGACCCCGCTTGCGGTGGCAGGGCAAATGGTGCGCGAGGGGCAGAAATTCGGCATTGATGCGAGGCAAATTCGGGAACAATCCGAAGTAGGCGCTGGCGTAATGGTGGCGAATTACGAGCGCCTGCAAAAGCTAGACCCCGATGCGTTTGGCGCGGTGGTTTTGGATGAAAGCAGCATCCTTAAATCTTTCGGCGGAAAGACCACAACTGCACTTACGCAAGCATTCAGGAATACACCTTACAAGCTAGCAGCGACTGCCACGCCTGCCCCGAATGATCATATGGAGATTGGGCAGCATAGCGACTTTCTGGACGTTATGGAGGGGCCGGAAATGCTGTCCCGCTGGTTTATCGCCGATCAAAAGAAAATGGGCGCATATCGCCTTAAAGGCCACGCTGCGGACAGCTTTTGGCAATGGGTGGCAAGCTGGAGCCGTTGCGCAACCTTGCCTAGTGACCTTGGCGGCGATGACACTGGCTATGTTCTGCCAGAGATTGAGCGTCACGTTCACGAAGTTGAAGCTGACCGCATGGCCGATGTCGGCGAGGGTTTACTGTTCCGTATTCCTGAAATGTCAGCGACTAGCTTTCACCATGAAAAGCGCCTGACATTGCGCCAGAGGTGCGAGCGGGCGGCTGAATTGGCAACCCATGATAAGCCGGTAACGGTATGGTGCGAGACAAACGAGGAAAGCGCCTTGCTTGCCAAGCTAATCCCTGATGCGCGGGAAGTGCGCGGGGATATGGATGCGGATTTGAAGGAGCGGCTTTTGCTTGGCTTTGCCCAAGGTGACTTTCGCGTGATCGTAACCAAACCCAAACTCGCAGGCTTTGGCGTTAATTGGCAGCATTGCGCCCATGCCGTGTTCGCCAGCATCAGCTTTAGCTATGAGCAGCATTATCAGGCTGTCCGCCGGTCGCACCGTTTCGGGCAAACCGAACGCGTTCGCAATGACATTGTTATCAGTGACACAGAAGCGCAAGTATGGGCAATCGTGCAGCGCAAGTCTGGCGATCATGACATGATGAAACGCGAAATGGCTAAGGCCATGAAGCGGGCACAACTCGGCAGCAATTTGCGTGTTTCTTATGGGCAGCGTGAGCGACTGAAATTTCCCCATTGGATTAAAGGAGAGTGACTATGGAATACGAAGGTAGAGGGTGGAAGCTGTTTAACGCAGATTGCGTTGAGATGTTGGCACAAATGCCAGACGACAGCATTGATTGCAGCGTATTTTCATCGCCGTTTAGTTCGCTCTACATTTACAGCGACAGCGAGCGGGACATGGGCAACGCAAATTCCCATGCCGAGTTTCTTGAGCATCACGCCTTTTTTGCGCGTGAATTGTTTCGCGTAATGAAGCCCGGCAGTGTGATTTGTGATCACCTTAAGGACATTGTGTTTTATCAGGGCAGCAGCGAAAGCGGCGAAAGCGGGTTGCACCCGTTTAGCGACTGGGCAATTCAATCCTACCGCGATGCGGGTTTCCAAATGCGGGCGCGTGTAACAATTTGGACTGACCCTGTGCTAGAGCGGTCGAAGTCTAATCCTGAGCGCCTGCTATACAAGAATATCGGAGAGAATGCCCGCGCTTGCGCGCCCGGTATGCCTGAATACGTGGCAGTGATGCGCAAAGATGCGAAGGGCATTAAGGTCGGCGATCCCGTCCGCCATGCAGTCGCAAAATGGACTGCCGAACGTTATGAGAGCGACGCAAAGGAAATCGCTCTTGAGCACGCGCAACGGATGCTGAAGGCCGGTTTGATTGACGGGATAAATCCTGCAATCCTCGCCAGCCTTGCCGAACGGTGCAAGTTCCCTCTGGATCAGTGGCAACAATGGGCCTCGCCTGTATGGATGGACAATCAGGGCAGTGACGTTTTGAATGCCCGATTTAAGGGAAGCGACAAAGACGAAAGGCACCTTTGCCCTATGCCTTTGCCCTACATCGAGCGGTGTTTGCAGCTTTACAGCGTGCCGGGCGATATTGTGCTAGACCCGTTTAGCGGGATTGGATCGACTGGTTATCAGTCTGTCAAAATGGGCCGCAAGTTTATTGGCAGCGAATTGAAGCCTGAATATGCCAAGCAAGCGGCGCGTTTTATCAATGAAGCTGAACGCATGATTGGCGACTTGTTCGGGGTGGCAGCATGAGAGACTACCTAACCGAACGGGACGATCTGCATCGTCAAGANATGGAGCGTGCATCCGCTATGCTACTGGCGGCGNTGCATCGTGAGGCTGTCAACCTTGCAAGGGTGGCGGNGATAGGTTAAGNNNNGCGGGCGGGGNGCGATTGATGGTCGCTTGCCCCGCCCTATCCAACGCCAGCACGGAAGGCGCGGAATGATTATTCGTTTACAGTCAATACCTGTCCCCCGCAACAGCGATGGGGTTTCCAATTATGTGCCCCCTGTGGATCGGCGCACATTCATCGAGCGCATAACGCCAGAGGAACGAGAGCGCATTGCGGCTATCGCGGCGCGCATTCCTGACAGGAAACCGCCATATCCCACGTTATCGCCCGTGCAAAATTACGGCACATGGCTACGCGATCATGTTTTAGCCGAGGCTAATATAGGCAAGCGGGCGTGGAATGCACAAAGGCGCGGGGGGCGATCTGCTGCTGCTGCATCGGGCATTGCCCACGTATTGCGGGCCAAAGACCCCGAATTTTACTCTTTCCCTATGATAGCCCGTATTTTGGGGCGCAAAGACCACACAACCGTTATCAGCGCGGTTAGGCGGTGGCATTGGTGGGCGGATCAATACCCTGACATTAGCAGGATTTGCTATCGCGCTTTAGGGGATTGCAAATGACGAGTATGCCGTGGTTTCGCCTATATCACCGCATGATTGATGACGAGCGCCTGCGCTTGCTGGCGTTTGAGGATCGGTGGCACTTTGTGGCCGTGCTTTGCCTCAAAGCGTCCGGCATGATCGATGATACCCATGACGAATTATGGGAGCGCCGCCTAGCCGTAAAGCTGGGCCTGCAAACGCGGGAATTGGAGGAATTGCAGCGCCGATTGATGGGCGTCGGATTGATTGATGCGCAATGGCAACCGTGCAAATGGGAGGAATTGCAACAGCGCAGTGACAGCAGTAAAGAGCGGGTTAGGAAATACCGCGAAAAGCGCAAGGCTGCTGGCATGGGGGCGTCAAGTAGCGGCTACCAAAGGCACTATGCTGCATTAATGGCACGTGATGGCGGCGCTTGCGTGTATTGTCGTTCAACCGAAAATCTATGCATCGATCACATGGTTCCGCTCATTCAGGGCGGCACTGATGATATCGACAATTTAGCTATCGCGTGCAAGCGCTGTAACAGCGGCAAGGCTGGCCGCACGCCAGAACAAGCGCGTTATGCAATCGTTTGGGATCAAGCCGCAGATGCATTGTCACGCTATGTAACCGTTACAGTCACGCCGCAGATAAGAAGAAGAGAAGAAGAAGATAAGATAGAACCTAAAGGTTCTAGGGCGCGATGCGCCAAGCCGGATGACGTTTCGGATGCTGTCTGGCAGGACTTCAAACGACACCGCGCAAGGTATGGCGGAATTAGCGACCGTGTGATTGCGGGCTTTCGGCGCGAGGCTGGGAAGGCCGGTTGGACACTTGAGCAGGCGATGGATGAAAGCATCACGCAAGGGTGGCGCGGGTTCAAGGCAGAATACGTGAAAGGAAAGAATTATGGACGGCAAGGCAATGGTGACAATCGTGACGGAGTTGCCAAGGCTCTCGACAGGCGACTTGGACTTGGACAGCCTGCCGGAGAGGTTGAACGATGTTATGATGAGGGAAGTGGCGAAGGTAGCTGGCGCGCCACTCCCCGCATTGCCCCCATGTGACAAGAGGACGTTCGGGCAATTGCTACGGATGATGATTGCTGCACTTCCTCGCAGGCAATCCGATGACCTTAGCGGGGAATTATTTGTTGCGGCTTATGAGAGCCAGTTGGGTCGTTACAGTGAGCCGCATCTAAAATACATTGTCGGCAAAGCGTTGCGCACCTGCAAATGGTTTCCGACAATTGCAGAGTGTATTGAACTGGGCAGCGATTGGACGCGCCGCGACGATCACACTCGCCGCCAGCGCCAAGCCCATCGCCTCATCAGCAGGGAGGAAGCTGCTAGGCGTAGCGATCAATACGCGTGGTGTGAGAAAAGCTCTATGATGATGACGCAATCGCAGGTGGATGCAATGTCGCCTCAACTGCATAGCATCGGGCTTAAATGCGGTGCGTTGTTTAGGGATAGCGAAGGCGTTGTTCGGCCAGTGAGGCAGTTGGAAGGCGGAGACGAATTGTTTTGAACGCGCCGCCACCGATCATCGCCCCTAGCTATCGCGCCATATCCGGCAAGCGCAATCCCCCAAAGAGCGAAGGCGGATATTACGTC